TCAAAAAGATTTCTGGTTAATTCCGCCGTTTAAAATCCACGCTTCCACCTCAGATTGTAAGTATTGCTTGGGGTGGGTGCGGATCGGTTTCGGAAAGTTATGATGCTTCGTGTATTTCCAGATGGTCATACGAGACGAAACCCGGATCATTCGCATCACTTCTTTTTCGTTAATCATTTCAATATCACTCATACCCACCTCATACCACATTCAGGCCACGGCAGTGGCACCACGTTTCAAACATCCGCTTAACCACTTCCCGGCAGTAGAATCCTTCCTGATCCCTCGAGAGGTCGTAGCGGTTTCCGTACCGCTGGCGCACCCATATTTCAAATGCCTTGTGCATCTTCTTCCTCCCAGCGTTGGCGTTCGGCATCGATACAGGGTTTGCATACTTCATAAACCCGTCCGTAGCTCCCCTCTTCAATATCCCTGCGGGGATACAGATGATCCGCTTGTTTATGGCACCAATCGCACTTTCCCGAATAGTCGGCTTCACGGGATTCCCGATAATACTCATCCAGGCATTCCTGGCACATATCGTGATACTCGCAGCCAAACGAATCGGTTTCTCCCTGGACGCGGCGAACGGCGTCTCTGTCGGGGTGTTCGTCACATTTCGTACCTGCCGGCACACCTGAAAAGTGACCAGGTAAGGTTGATACAGGACCATTGCTAATATCCGCCATCACTTCACCTCCACGTCGATCCGGGCGATAGCGCATGCTCTCTCGATCGCTTCTTTCACCCAGCGCTTATATGTTTCCGGATGGAATGTTTCTCCCTTTCCGGTACCGCTCCAGAACGCTTTTGAACTGGCGTCGGGAAGGGTGATGGTCAACGGTTTACCAGAGGTGACATCGTTAACCACTCTCTCCCAGCGGTCGCCGGTCTGTGATTCAAGGCGCTGAATTAACTCCCCGATGCTTAATGGGGCGCTCAATTGCTGGCGTAAGCGCTGGATCTCCTCCGCCATGTAGTAGCCGGTTTTGCTCCAGGTATCGACGTCATCGCCCGTCATGTCTGGTTCCATGGTCGCCATCAGAACGGAATCGTGATAGTCCCGGCTGCCATCGGTGATTGCAACGGCGTACGTGTCACTGTTTTCGCGCTTATGAATAAGCACAACCGGGCTTTTAATTTTCCTCATCTCGCACCTCAGTAATTCATCAAAAACTTATATTCAATCAGCGCGCCGAAAACGACGGCCACCAGCAGCAGGCCAAACAGCATGGACAGGAGAAATGGTTTCATCGCTTGGCCTCCCGCTGTACGGTTTTATTAGCCCGCAACATGTCGCGGGATTTGCCAGATAAAACCGACTTCATGAAAAGCACGCCGTTACGGGTTGCAATGATGGCTGGCGTGCAGAGCAAGGTGGCATCCACCACCCGGTTATGTTTACGGAACTCAAACACGGTACTGGTGATCACGATGTTTGCCGCGGCGCCGTAGTCCTGGTATTGGATTTTCATTCACATATTCCCCGCTACCGTATCGCTCATGTCGTTGACCATGCTTTGCCAGATTTCACGGCCATGTGTTGTCAGATCGTTACCATGAATACACTTGCTCAATAACTGGATTCCGATCGCTTCCCACTGCTGTGGATAGTTGTCTCTGAGCGCCTCCAGTGCGTAGCCGTTGATTAAATCCCTTACGCCTTGAGCCCCACCAACGATGTTTACCTGTATCTGTTGATCATTGGCATTAATCATGAAGTGATCACCGCTGGTGGCTGAAATATGGTTATACAGCGCAGAGGCGTACTGGTTCGCCAACGAGTTGAGGCGGAAATTTTGCGTAATGAGCGCCATTACCTGACCTCCCACCCGATAGCCTGAAACAGCCCCATCTTTGGGTGATACCAGCGTGTGCCGCGCGGTTCAGCTTCAGACATCATCTGGCGGAATGCCTTCATGAACGGCTCAAACTCCACAATGGCCCGGCGAGAAAGGAGACCGTCTGGTGTCATGAATTCGTGGGTGTCGGTGGGGATGCGATAAGCATTGACCAGATTCCTGCACTTGGCATCAGTCATGCCGCTTTTGGCGACCACCTGGCGGTAACCGACATATCCGGCGCGCATGGTCCCGCGTTTGATGTTCTCCACAGCTTCTGTGACCGTTTCGATCTGCTCTTCAACATGATTCAGGCGCTTCTGCTGGCGAACGGCATCGGCGGCCATTGCGGCGATCATCTCGATTTCCGTCAGCGGCGCGTGAGTGCGGAAATAGCTGTTAACCAGCTCTCGCTGAACCTGCCAGGCCAAATCGTCGGTAAAGGATTTCACCAACATCAGATACCCGGATTCGACCAGTACAATTCCTGATGCTGCAAATTTGGAGAAAGTACCGTCAGGAAGGTGTCGACGAATTTCGTCGGAACCTAATTCGAAGTAGTCTTCTCCTTCAATAAGACGAGACTTGTTTTCTCGGAAATTGCGTCCAGCAGTTCCGTCTGGCCGCTGGTGGACTTCATCAATCATCGCCAGCGTCACAACACGCTGGCCGCGATATTCGACTGCCGGAAGCTGTCTGTTGTTGATAGTTATTGTGTTCATTTGCGTCCTTCCTCAGTGCATGATCGGCATGTCTGGCATACCTTCGGTCTGGATTTGCTCGATAAAGCTGTCGTGGAGAAGGTTGAACCCCTCCCGGCCCATAGCGGACAGCTTGAAACCGGATTCGTCGTCAGCAACAACCATGTCCTGATACATCCGCAGAGCCAGTTGCTGGCCAACAGCAGGCCCGTATTTTTCAATTGCGCCAGCCTCAATATGGTTAGCGAGCGCAAAGCGTTCCGGTCCGGGGTAGACGCTGATTGCACCTTGCTTGCCGGAATAGATAACGGCTGTATCAACGCCGCCTTCGTCGTTCGGAACTTCGACTGTCCCGTTCTTCTCCTGCTCCTCAGCGATGAATACCGCGGCGAGCAACCAGCGCCAGACGATGATTTGCTTATCGATGTTGAGCGTAATCCAGTTGCTTTCTACCGCCTCCATGATGCAGGCCAGCAGTTCCATTCCTTCCGCAATGTTTTTGTCATAGTGACCGTTGTCGAGCTGACGAATAGCTGCGGAATATCCAATCACGCGATTTCCAAACCGAATGCCGGTTGACGTTGGTTCGGGGTTAAATGCTGTGCGATCCATTACGTACCTCTGCTGGTTTGCTGGACTGAAGTTCTTCGCGTTCTTTCACGTAGCGGTCATGCATGGCATCCCATTTTTCGCACCACTTCTGCATATCGCGCTTACGGGCAAAGATGCGGCGCAGCCGGCGAACGCAGCGCTGGTGGGCGAAGTGATACTCTTTCGTGACGCCGCCGCGCTCCCATGCTTCTCCGTGTACCGGATGAGACACCTTTACGTCAGGATGGCGGCACATAAAGCCCGACGCCTCGAATGCCCATGTGGTCATGAAGAACGCCAGATATCGGATCGCCGTATCGCGACTGAAGCAGCGCTTTATGCGTCCATGCCGCATAGCGACGAACAGGGTGCCCACAGGCGTATGGTGAATTTGAAATGCCAGGTCAATGGTGCTGGCGGTACGGTTGTCGATCATCGTTTTATTTCCCCTGAATATTTTTCATGACTCATTACTTCCCAGTTCCGGCCATCGTCTTTCGATAACAGCCTCCAGCGCGGATTAACCTTCAGGCTGAGATATCCGGTTCTTCGCATACGTCGCGCATATATTCGCTTTCGCCGGTATCGCAACAGGACCTGCATTGCCTGCAGGTGTACGCGTTCAGGTATTCGAATTGCTGTCAGTGCCACCAGTAACCTCTTCAATGCGTAGCTCCATTTCGCGAGCCATTTCGATAAAAGTGTCCAGAGCGCAAATGTGTTCGTCGTCAAGCAGCCGGCGATCGCATGTGACACGACCGTTTTCGATATAAAGAACAACACGCCCGGTGAAGTCCGGAAGAACATGCAGATCCACGTTGAGGACTGGGGGGGGGATCTGAATCCCGTGCATAATTGTTTGTTGTGAGGTCATCAGTTAATTCCTCCACATACGTATTTCTCTTTCGCGTGTTTAATTAATTCCGCAAAAATCTCGTCAACAATCATCTTCCCGGTTTCGGTCAGATATTCGGCGTGTCCATTGATATCGACACTTTTTATATATGTCTGGCGAATAAAGGTTTCCGCCTCTGCTGCAAATTCAGTCCGCGCCTGTTTTTCGAAGCGCTGCAAAAGTTTTGACATTGATTCTTCGTTAATCTCGATAACCTGAATATTTCCATCAGGCATATTAACGGACAGGCAATAACCGCCAGTCTTGCGCTTCATTCGGCTTAATGCTGCAATAGCAATGCGACGGCGATAAATTTCAATGGTGTTATTTTTCACGTCGTTTTTCCTCTGCCTTCACCCAGATATCGATATCTGATGAGATGTTCAAAGCAAGACCAAGCAACTGCTCAGTCTGGAGAGGGTTCATTTCCTTAAAACAAAGATGCATCAGGTCCAATAGTTCATTAAGATTTCTGGATGAATTAGCTACATCTTCAATGCTGTCATCTGTTGATGGGTCCCACATATTTACCTCCCATATGCTTTGCGCAGAAAGAGGTTGGCAATATGCAGATAGCTACCACCGTAAGAGGCAATTAACCGCGCAGTCTTGTGTGCTGCTTTATCCTTAACGAATAACATAAATATCACCTCGCTGAAATTTGGTTGCACGTATCCCCACCAGGGATGGTGTGATTTAAACTACTTATTAATTAATTTAATTTTGTTTCGATGCTTTTCAGTAAGTCATGTACTTTAATCGTATTATCGAAAATAAGTGATGCCATCAGGCAATCGGCGTCATCACTGTCTTTTCCTGAAAAATATGATTCGTTATATACGTGAGCCAGTTCCCTGAGTTTTGCAGCGCTGACTGTGGCATAAAAAATATCATCGGCAATATCATCGCTATTCCCGATGGGGGGCTGAACTGCCTTTTCGCCTTTTGCTAACTCTTCGATATATGTGTAAGCTGTTTCACGGGTTTTATCGAAAGAGCGAATGAGGCAGGCTAAGCCGCAATCAGTTTCCTCATTCATTTCTTCGGTGTTTTTATAAATCATTTCCAGAAGAGTACTGCCTTCGGAAATCTGAGCGGCAATGTCATTAAGCATTTCTAATGGAGTTTTCATTTGAGTTTCTCCGATTCGTTCTTGCGGGCCTCATCTGCATAATTGCAAACAAACGCAAAGAGAACGTCGCTGATTTCACGATACCCATCATCGTCAACAGCAGATAGCAAGCTAGCAGTTTCAGTGATTAAGGATATATTCTTGAAAGCATCGCATGGGCGGATGGACAACCCCTTAAATGTTTTTATCGGTTCAACCATTTTCTATCACCTCTACGTTAACTTGATAGTTGAATGATAGAGGGTGCTATTGGTTATTGCAATAGGTAATTCTATTTGTGATGCTATTATTTTTTATGTTATTGATATGAAAATAAAAAAACAGCTATTAGTCCCTTGTGAATTGCAATGTGCGCACAATGCTGTGAAAGTACTGGGATTAATCCTGACAACCAAAGAGAGGGTAATGATGCGATTATAAGTTGTCTGGATTCCACGCCCAGAACTATTGGTCATATCATTCAAAACAATAACTATGGGATGCCGGAGAGACTGCGAGGGAGGTAAATAAAACCCGGAACGGTGGCCGGGTTGGAAACTATTCACTGGAAGATTCATTGCCCTTCCGCTGGATTACCCATGCTTTCTGTACGTCTGTGGCATGCTGCCGATCACCTTTCCAAATATGAATATTTTGTTCATCTCTTCTTTCTCGATCGGGTCCCATGGGCGATAGGTATGGTTGTCAGAGATAACCAATAGCTTATCTTTCATCTTTTGCAAACGCTTAACATGCGACGTATCGTCGTATATGAACGCGTAAATGCCGTCACCGTCAAAGTGCTGAACGCTTATATCGACGAAAAGTAGATCTCCAGGCTCAATTGTTCCAGACATGCTATCTCCACGAACGTTGATGATGCGTATCTGTTCCTGTTTTCGGCCATTAAACATTTGGCGCGCATCTTCAACCGAGTATTCCACGGAGCGTAACACCTCCACGAATTCGCTGTTAATTATTCCAGGCCCTGCACTAACCGTGAGGTCAAGTACGTCAACTCTGAAGATGTTTGGGTCTGTTTTGTTGGTAATTACGGAGGTCGGTTGTTGGGCATCGGCTCTCATCGGCCCAGTTCCGTTTGACAACCACTCCGAGCGAACACCCAAAGCATTCGCTATTTCAACTATTTTTGTTGTTCCTCTGGCATTGCCTGATGTTATGCGCCATATGGTTGGTTGCGCCATATCAGCTGCTTTGGCTAATTGCCCTTGGCTCATACCCATCTCACTCATTGCGTAGTTAAGTCTGTCAGCTAGTGTCTTAAGTTTACTCTCTTGCATTTTTATAGCCTCCGCTATCACATTTTAGCCTCGCATGATAAACAAGTCTATTGCTCATTCAAATAGCAATTGCTATTATTTGTCGATAGCAATCAAATGAAATGGGTAAAAAAATGAAATCAGCAATCGAGAGAGCTATTGATGCTGCTGGCGGGGTTAATGCTTTAGCCCGCGCAATCGGTATCAAACAACCATCTGTTTCTCGCTGGAGGAAGGTTGGTGTTGTTGGGGTGGATCATGTCCCTGATGTTGCAGCTTTGACTGGGATTCCCGCTCATGAGTTGAGACCCGATAAGCCAAAGCTTTTCCCGCCCCCGGGTAATGGGGTGTGACATGTCACGGCATGCTGGAGGAATCATGAATCACTCTGACTTCGTACGTAAATATTCATTCGATAACCCACTTCAGCGGTTGGTCATGCTTCGCATTTTGATGGGCGGATCCATGGATGGAGAAGGGGAGCGAGTAATCGATCATCAGGTACTTTACGAATTCTGTTGCTGCTCAAAGCAGGCAATGTTTAAGGAGATCAAGGCCCTTGAACGTGCAGGTTTCCTGAAAGTGAGAAAAATTGGTGCTCTCGATACCGGGCTTGCAGTTCGTCTTGAGCCAGCTCGCGGCTACACAATCACGCCAGTTCAGGAGTTTGTATGAGTAGCAAAATTCTCGGTAACGTCTGGGACGCGTGCGCAGCGCATGATATTAAGGGAGCCAAACTTGTGATTATGGCACGCCTGGCTGACTACTCGAACGACGATGGTATGTGTTACCCGAGCGTGGAAACCATTTGTCGCCAGTTGGGGCTGGGGGAGAGTACTGTCAGAACAGCTATTGCAGAACTGGAGTCTGCCGGATGGTTGCGCCGTGAATCCCGCCGCAAAGGTAACCGCAATACGTCCAATCTTTATCACCTGGATGCCGATCGCCTTGAGGCTCTGGCGCGTGTTGAGAAAGACAAGGTTACAGCACTGAAGCAGCAACGTCGGGCCAGTGGTTTTCACCCGTCAGATTCTGAACCTTCAAAATCTGAACCGTCAGATTCAGGACGTTCAAGCGGTTTTCACCCGTCAGATTCTGACAAAAATGGCGTTTTCACCCGTCAGAATCTGACCCCAGATCCACAAGTAAATTCAAAACATGATCCACAAGTAAATTCAAAACAAGAATCACAAGATATTGGCGTGTGTGGCAAAGCATCTTCTGAACATCGCTCTTCCAAAGAGAACTATTCCAACGAGTTCGAGCAGGCCTGGCAGGCATACCCCAAACGTGCTGGTGGAAATTCAAAAGCAGCAGCCTTCAAGGCCTGGAAAGCTCGGCTGAAAGACGGGGTTAAACCTGAAGACATGCTGGCAGGCGTTAAGCGCTATGCAGCCTACGTGCGCACCACTGGTAGCGTTGGCACGCAATACGTCAAGCAGGCGGCAACGTTCTTTGGACCTGATCGCCATTTCGAAGAAGCCTGGCAAACTCCATCCGCTCCCGGTGGTGGGCGTCGCAGTGCGCTTCCGGTATCTGGCTTCAGCGAACAGGATTACGGCCAATCAGACTGCAACTGGTAACAAGGGGAAACACAATGCTGAACATCAAACAACGCGAGGAAAGGGATTCGCTGCTGACGAAACGTGAAGGTCTTCGTGAAGAACTGGCTTTTTCTGTAGAACATAAAAAACCGTGGCAGTGGGGAAACTGGGAGTCAGGCGAAGTTCACGTCGTCTCCTGCGAAAAACATGGTGACTATGAGCGTATGTCGCTAACTGGAAAAGCGTTTCGTGGCGCCGAAAATGTTAAACATTCCCAGTGTCCGGACTGCGTGAAAGAGGAGCTTGCTGACATCGAATCTGGTTTGCGTGAATTACGTGTGGCAGATTTGATGGACAATGCGGGGATCGCCCGACGCTTTGAAGCATGTGAATTCGCTAACTACCAGGCTGTCAATCAGGATGCTGCCAAAAATCTCGCGGCATGTCAGCGTTACACCACCAGTTGGCCAGATCGCCTGAAGGCTGGAACCGGGCTCGTCATGACGGGAAATTGCGGCACCGGGAAAAATCATCTGGCCATATCCATGGCAAAAAGCATCATCCGCAATCACCTTGCAAGTGTGGAAATCACCGACGTTATGCGACTGACTCGAGCCGTGAAAAACACATGGCGCCACAGCGCAGAAAGTACCGAGGATGAAGTAATTGAACGTTTCTCATCTCTGGATCTGCTGATTATCGATGAGGTGGGCGTTCAGTTTGGTAGTCCGACTGAAATGACCATACTGCAGGAGGTTGTCAACGCCCGATATGAGAGCGTACTCCCTACAATCCTGATAAGTAACCTGACCTTTGAGCAACTCAAAGAGTCAATTGGCGAACGTATCGTAGATCGTGTTACCGATGGTGGACGTAACCGCCTGGCATTTGGTTGGGAAAGCTATCGTGCGATTGCTGGTGGAGTGGCAGCATGATGACTCCGGTATGGAGAAACGATGATCTGGAAGGTGCGGTAATTGGCGCTATTTTTCTGCGCAATACCGATCCTGAGGTTCTGGGCATTCTTTCCCGCCTGCCGGCGAGTGCATTCTCAGTCCGGCAGTATCGTGAAATTTATTCCGGCATCTGTCGACAGGCTCGTGGGATCGGAGTGATAGATCCATTGCTGCTTTGCGAAACCATGCCAGAGCACAGCGCAACCATTCTTGAATCCAGTCGTATCACCTGGGCGAAGTCAGCTCTGGATTATTACGTTTCCACACTGGAGCGTAATGCCGCTATCCGCGATGCTGAGATGGTGGTTGAAAAGGCACTGGCAGGGATCCGCAATGCGTCCAACGGTGATAACGCTGTTGAGGCCCTGAAAAGCGCCCAGGATGCCATGGCCGCAATTTCTCTTACTCCCGATACCGTTCAGCCCGTACATATCGACGAGGTACTCACGGCCGTCGTCGAACGCGCAGATGCCAGACACCAGGGGTTGGATGTAGCAAAAATCTTGCTTACCGGGATTGACGAGCTGGACGCGAAAACCGGAGGGATTGAGCAAACCGATCTGGTCTTCATTGCCGCACGGCCATCGATGGGAAAAACAGAACTGGCGCTGGATATTATCGACAAGGTTTCAGAGCAGGGACACGGTGTACTGTTTTTCAGCATGGAAATGGCAAATATCCAGATTGGTGAGCGCATGGTGTCAGCAGCTGGTGGTATGTCGGTATCCCGACTCAAGGAGGTAGCAAAATTCCAGGATGAAGACTGGGCACGACTTTCAACCGGTGTTGGTCGCCTGACGGGCCGAAGTGTGTGGATGGTAGATGCCACAGATCTGACGCTTGAGCAGATCCAGCAAACGGCAACCAGCCATCAGATAGCCCATCCTGAAACTGCGCTGGTGGTTATTGATTACCTGTTACTTATTAAAATCCAGAGTGCAGCGCGTTATGACCTGGCTGTAGGTGAGTTGTCGAAGGGGCTAAAGCGACTCGCCAAAACAAACCGGACACCTGTGTTGGCTTTGAGTCAACTTTCACGTGGTGTTGAATCCCGTCAGAACAAACGTCCCATGAACTCAGACCTGAAAAACTCCGGTGAAATCGAGGCTGACGCTGACATTATCATGATGCTCTATCGCGACGAAGTGTATAACCCGGAATCTCCGGCAAAGGGGATTGCGGAAATCAACATCACCAAGCAGCGAAATGGTGTTCTTGGCACGGTATATCGGCGCTTCTACAACGGGCATTTCCTGCCGATCGACCAGGAAGAAGCAAAACGAAAATCAGCACCGATGCCTAAATCACAACCACGACGCTATTCAAAAGGTAATCAGACTGGCCATGCAGATTTTTAATATTACCCCAATGGGTAAGCCACGACAAACCCGCGCCGACAAATGGAAAACGCGACCAGCAGTTATGCGTTACCGGGCGTTCTGCGATGAGGTTAGGCTGAACAAGGTTGTTATGCCGGAAGCGGGTAGCCACATCACATTCGTTCTGCCAATGCCAAAAAGCTGGAGCCAGAAGAAACGCGCCACCATGAAAGGGCAGGCCCACCAGCATAAACCAGACGCCGACAACATGATCAAAGCGCTGATGGATGCCTTATTCGCTGATGATGCGCATATCTGGGACTTTCGCGTCACTAAGGTCTGGGGCGAAACCGGGCAGATTTTAATTTCTTCGATCGAGAGGGCCGCATAATGAAACTGGAAGCATCGCTAAAACATTTCAGCCCTCAGGGTATGCACATCAGCGACAGTGTGAAAGGAACTTCCCCGGATCGGATAACCGGCACTGATGTCATGGCGGCCATCGGCACGACCAGCAGCCGCGCACGGTTCGGACTGGCTGCTTTCTTCGGTAAGGCGGGGATCAGTAAGACGGATGAGCAACTGGCGGTTCAGGCGCTGGCGCGTCACGCGATGGACGTTGCACCGAAAAATGTGCGCAAAGCCGCTGGTGGTGAATTTGGCTGGTGCATGCTGGTACTGGCGCAGTTTGCCTTTGCGGAATATTCCCGTTCTGCGGCCACCAGCGTGACGTGTCACGCCTGCAACGGAACCGGACTTATTGAAGGGTATGAGTACGTGGTTAAGTATCCAGGACTCTACAACATCGATGGTGATGAAATTGTTGCGCCAAAAATAGAATGTGAACAGGTTAAGCGTCTCTGTACCGCCTGTAACGGTAAGGGGAAACTGGAAGCCCGCTGCCGTTGTGGTGGAAAAGGCGAAGTGCTCGATCGTATTGCTACAAAAGAACGTGGTGCGCCTGTATTCAAAACCTGTGAGCGTTGCTCTGGAAACGGTTTTTCATCGGTACCCTCTACGGCTGTACATAAAGCGATTCTCAGGCGCTTGCCTGATCTGCATGTAAGGACATGGACGCGCAACTGGAAGCCGTTTCTTGAGTCGCTGGTGGACATTTGTTACCAGGAAGAGCGCAAGGCTGATGCTGCTTTTCAGAAAGCGACCAGTTTTAATGATGATGCGAACAAATTTTAGTATTTTCACGACATAGGACTTGATTTTGTCCGAAGTTGTCCTGTATGCTTCTAATCATGGATACGTACATCCAAATGAAACTGATTATGAACCCTGCCACTCGGCGGGGTTTTTGCCTTATGCCGATATGATTTGCTTCTGGCGTGGGGTTGATGTAAACATGGCCCTCCATAACCATGTAAAGGGTGTAGATATTGAAACCCACAACTGACCAGACTATTACTACCATCATTGGTGAGGCAGTTATTATTTTGCTTCAGAGTGGCAGGCGGGTAACAGTCGGTAACATCGTTGATGTTCTGGAGCATAAACGGCATTCAGAGCAGGGTGGTGTTAGTGAAAATCTCAGAGCGGCCATAACATTCATCAGGAGCAAGTCTTCCTGAGGTTGTCGGTTCTGCTCCGGTGCTAAACTTTCTCCTGCTATAGTGAATCCACAGGCTGAGGCGCGGAATTGCGCCGTGGTTGTTAAGACAGAGAACTCAACCTGAGTCGTAGATCAGCACCGGTCATCACTACATCATTTACAGCCCTGCCACCCGGCGGGATTTTTGTTTTTCTGAAGGTGGTATATCGTAATCTATAGCGGTACTTAATACTGACTCACCCAATTTTTCGGCAAAGATATTTATCTTTGATCACACCATCAAAAAAACGCCCTTTGGATTTAGCTTCCAGAAAAGCTTTGTGAGTTTTTGCTGAAACGCCAACGTACTGGTAGGTTCCGGAAGCAATAAACACTATCTCCAGTATTTTCTCTGACGGATAGTAACCAATGGTTTTTATTTTTGATGATGTCACATCCTGAAAAAGCATATTGCCTCCTTATCGCTAGATTCTCTAATATCCCCATAGTACACCCAGTAGATACTGGCATGGGGAAAATGTACAAAGCTATGTCAATATTTTTGACTCAGGTAGCCTTGAGAAGGTATGTTGTCTTCGTGGTGAATCCCCCTGTGCGGAGGGGCGTAAACAGCGATTTAATTATAAGTCACCTAGCGAGCCACGGAGGCTGTCCAAAGGCTCACCGGGAGGCACCCGGCGCCGCAACACTTTTCAGGCAAAAAAAAAGCCCGCATCATGGGCGCGGGCAATAAATAAAGTATCTACTTAAATGAATAAAGATCCGTAGGTTCTTTACTCACAACCTACAACGAGATGTTAATCTCTCTTTCAGAGAAAATAAACCATTAGTTACTATCTGGATTTAAGGGCTGCGCATTTGCGTGGCCTTTTTCATTTCAGGCTTGACGGGAATCAATAACTTTGTGCTTCGTTGTTAAATCCAGCCCGTGAAGCCTGATTCTCTTTCCCCTCATTTCTGAGAGGACTCACAGCAATAAGAGGGGGCTAAATGTCCGATCCTGTTTCTGGCACTACGGTAGCGGCTGGTGGGCTGATGGGGGCCAGCATGTTCGGCCTGGCAACCGGCATTGATTACGGCGTAGTGTTTGGTGCCTTTGCTGGTGCAGTATTCTACGTTGCGACGGCGGTGAACATCAGCCGCTTTAAGCTGGTGGGTTACTTCATCACTTCTTTCATCTTTGGCGTTATCGGCGCACCTCTGTTGGGCTCGTACTTCTCAAAATGGACTGGTTACAACGACAGGCCGCTTGATGCACTGGGCGCGGTAATCGTTGCAGCAATTGCTATTAAGTTGCTGACATTCGTCAACAGTCAGGATTTGGGTAGCCTGTTTGGCATTCTCTCTCGTTTACGCGGAGGAGGGACCGGCAATGGTAACAAATGATCCTTCAGCGATGATCAATGCGTTAATCTGCGCGGTCATCGTTCTTGTTCTGATGTTCTACCAACGTGACGGGGCAAGACATCGTCCGATGGTGTCCATGCTGGCCTACTTCGTTGTGCTGGTATACGCCAGCATCCCGTTCAGGTATCTGTTTGGTCTCTATCAGGAATCACACTGGATGGTGGTCATCGTCAATCTGATAATCTGTGCCATCGTGCTTCGCGCACGGGGTAACCTAGCACGCTTAATTAACATTCTTCAGAAATAAAAAAAGGGAAGCGCGACATCTCCGCTTCCCTGAAAATTCGAGGCTTTGTGTTGTTTTAATGAGGTGGAGTGTCGACTTTAGTCAAACTCTGTTTCGCGGGTATTACATCACATCCTTTGATTTGAGTTTTGTCCTGCCTCAATTTAGGATTAATCACATGAAACAATCACAATTTCAGCAGGCGGCTGGTATAAGCGCCGGATTAGCTGCGCGCTGGTTTCCGCACATCGATGCAGCAATGAAAGAGTTTGGCATCACAGCAATTAATGATCAGGCCATGTTCATTGCACAAGTCGGGCATGAATCTGCTGGTTTTACCTCTCTGGTAGAGAGCTTCAACTACTCGGTAAACGGGCTGAAGAAAACATTTGGTAAGCGCCTGACGCCGTATCAGTGCGAAATGCTGGGGCGCGTTGATGGTAAGCAGGTCGCTCACCAGCCGCAAATCGCCAATCTGGTTTACGGTGACCGCATGGGTAATAACAACCCGGGTGATGGCTGGAAATATCGCGGTCGCGGCCTGCTGCAAATCACTGGACGTGAGAACTACACCAAATGTGGTTCGGCGCTGAAGCTTGACCTTGTCAGTACGCCAGAACTTTTGACTCAAGAGCGACATTCGGCCCGTTCGGCGGCGTGGTATTTCACTTTATGCGGTTGTCTCCTGCATTCGGGGGATGTGGAACGCGTCACGCAAATTATCAACGGCGGGCAGAACGGCATTCAAGACCGTCGTGAACGTTATGCCAAAGCTAAAGTTGCACTGGTGTGAGGTCATATGGGACTTGAAATGATTATCGGCCTGGCGGTTGCTGTGTTGGCTGCAATTGCAGGTGCTTTTGGTCTGGGTAAATCACGCGGTACTAACATCGCTGAGACAAAAGCGGACCAGCAACGCACTGAAGAACGCGCAGCAGCTACTAAAGCCGTTGCAGAACGCCGGGTGGAGACAACAAAAGGAGCCAGGGATGTACAGCAGACTGTTAATCATCTTCCTGATGACGATGTCGATCGCGAGCTGTGGGAATCGTGGAAGCGTCCCGGTGGTCGTTGATACGGCGTGTGACTGGGTTAAGCCAATTTATCTTACCGACCACGATATTTCTGTGATGGACAAGCAAACGAAGCGTGATGTGCTGGCGCACAACAAATCGTGGAAGGCTAACTGCTTAAATGTTGACTAATGAGCCAATGAGCAATATAAATAGGCCATGCTGTCACACTAGCATCCGCTCTTAATATCTCGCTCTGGAAAAGAGCAGCATCAAACCTCGCGATCGTGCGGGGTTTTTTTACGTCTGAATTTCACCGCGCACCGCAGCGCATTCAACCACGTCGAACCCAACCCTTTGGAATGAGCCTTTGAGGAGTCAGTTAGTGCTGGCGAGCCTCGACGGGCTGATCTCCTGTGCGGCAAAGGTTCATCTCAAAGTAAGGCAAAACGCTATGAATACAATTACCGTCCCGTTCCACGGAAATGCACTCTATGTTGTGAATCGCAATGGTGAGCCGTATACCCCAATGAAGCCGATCATTGACGGCATGGGCATGGATTGGGCCTCACAGTTCACTAAGCTAAAACAGCGCTTTAAGACCTCCATTGTGAAAATCACAATGCAGCTTCCAGGTGATGACCAGCGTCGAGAAATGATTTGCCTTCCACTGCGTAAACTCGCTGGCTGGCTCCATACCATTAGCCCAAACAAAGTAAAGCCAGAAATCCGCGGTAAGGTTATCCAGTACCAGAAAGAATGCGACGATGTTCTCTATGAATACTGGACGAAAGGCGTCGTGGTTAATCCGCGTAAGTCTAGCGTGATGGAAGAACTGAATCAGGCGTGCATGGAAATGAAGCGCGATAAAGGGATCGCCAGTCTGTTCGGCACAGGCCTGAATGAGTGGAAGGGCGTTAAGGCTGCACATATCTCAAAAATCAAAGCTCTTGTTGAGGATGCAAATGGGTTAATTGGTTATGTGCTGGCAGAAACCGGGAAAGGGAAGGTTACGCGGACGTAGCAATATTCCGTTTTAGAGGGGCGCAGGCATTCACTGAGTGCCTGTGACAAAGCTAAATGGTATCAAGCATGCGATGATGATTGATTAATAATTGAGCTATGTATGGTATAATAAGCCCCATTCATTGAAAGGTTAACCACCATGTCATTTTTCGATTATGCAATGCAGCGTGTTGGGCTTGTAGCCAATATGACTGTCATGTGCCCGATATGTGGACATAAATCCACACACTCGACCACGAAAGTACGTCAGCAACAGGCGTTACTTTGCCCTAAATGTAAATCGCTGTTTGTCATTCACAGGTAGTGGGTCGCGATACAAATAACCCCAGGCCTCGCAATAGCGGGGCTTTTTAACAAATGAGGAATGAGCATGACAGTAGTTCTTACAGCTAAGCAGATTGAAGACTTGGCTGTCTTCGCGAAAGAAGACGGTGCGCCTCAATACACCATCACCACTGGGACAATCCCGGAATTCGAAGCGGAAGATGGCGAGATTATCCCTGAATATAAAGGGCTGATCGCCTACTCAGAGTCACTTGAGCACGGTGTGTTGCAACTCGACGACTAGCGGCATTACAGCAGGCATTGACTGAGTACCTGCGATAACGCATGACTCCTGGAGGCTACTGATGAATAACGCTGTTGAAATTGGTGAAAAGGGCGTAACGGTTCACCTTGCGGGCGGTGGGCGTGTTGTCGTTGGTGCATGGGGTAACGACACCAGTGCGGCGGCAAATCCATTGCCACCTCTAACACCGGATGAAGAAAAATATGGACGCGGTCTTTGCCTGCTGCCCACTGGTTGGGAGGAGCTTAGTGCTGGTGAACACTGGCAAACCCACCTAAGCGATCCTTTGCGTCAGTTGTGGCCATCGTTCAGCAGAGAACAGAAAATGGCTATAGCCTACACCATCAGTGAACTGTCTGATGAACTGACCAACATCGCATACGAACACTCCAGGTAGCTATATGCAAAATGAAACAAAAGAGATGGTGATCTTTCTAAGGGATGATGGAATCTCCCTTCAGTTTCCAGATGGTCAATGCGCTGGATATGGAATAGATGGAAATATTCAGGTTTTTATGGGAAAGAGTTGCGATCTGTTCCCCAGAAAAATCATATTGCACGATCAGCGCACTACGAACTTTACTCGCAAACAGTCAGGTAATGAATCCTGATTTAAAAACAGACAGCCAAAGCAGCCCTTCCAAGCGCATCGCACGCGCACATCAAAGAGAGTCTTTCAGTAGTGAGCCTGGGTAAACCGTTACCTTTTGGCGGATTTATCGTGCGACAGGCTCACGTCTAAAAGGAAATATCCCATGAGTAACAAAATCATTACGCTATCTGGCGCTGCTACTGACGTGCTCTATGCGCTATTTTACCGTGGTGCATTGCTATCTGGTGACCTGCCGTCCAAGTCGGGTGCCGCCGAACTACGCGAACTGGGTTTTGCTGAAACCAGACATACAGCGACGGAATACCAGAAAGAAAACCACTTCACCTTCCTGACCGCTGAAGGGCAGGAGTTTGCCATTAAGCACCTAGCAGATACGCGCTTTGGTGTTCCTGCTGGTGGTTATATTGGTGGCTCTGTAAATATTCAGTTTGGCCGGATAGAGAACGACCCACGAAAAGGCTATGCCATCAATGTTGACATCTGTCCCGAAATTAAGACCGGCGTGAAGCTATCCCCTGAAATGGTAAAAGCGATTTCTGATGTTGTGTCAGCGGAATTGAAAAAGAATATTCAGCCCGGTGGCACAATCTGGGATTGCTTACGACGTGGATTCTGACGGGAGGTTTTATGCAGGTCACTATTGATGGTGTCCCATACGCTCCCGCCAGCGTCGTTTCATCACGGATCGGTATTGTCATTTCGACGCATCAGCGCGCAGACGTTTTAAAGCGAGCACTCGAACAGCACATGAAGCATCTTCCCGCCGGCGCGCTGGTGGTGGTTGTCGATGATGGCTCCAAACCTGCAGCGGTAGTTCCCGACGGCGTGCGGCTGCTTCGCCATGAAACATCACTCGGCATTGTTGCTTCGAAGAACGCCAGCCTGTCAGCGCTTATGGATGCCGGGTGCGAGCATCTTTTTCTTTGGGATGATGATGCCTGGCCCATCGCCGATAACTGGCATCTTCCCTACATCGAATCACCCGAGCCACATCTGGCTTACCAGTTTCTCGATCTGGCTGGCCGCAATAAGTTGAATGACCTTTCGGTGCTTTACCGTGACGATCAGCATGTGGCGTATACCGGGCAGCGCGGCGTGATGCTGTATTACCACCGCAGCGCCATCGAGAAGGTGGGCGGATTCGATCCGGTTTACGGTCGTGGCATGTATGAACACAGCGACCTTGCCCTGCGCATCCATAACGCTGGACTGACTACCTGGGCTTACGCTGATGTCGTCGGTTCAGAAAAGCTGATTCACTCTCTCGATGAGCATGAAGCAGTGGAGCGTTCGGTACCGAAACCAGACCGGCAGGCGCTGGTGGAACGTAACGTTAAAATCCACAACGAACGGCGCGATACCGGGTTTACCGGGTATGTAGAGTACCGGCGGCAACGGGACGTGGTAATCACTACGTTACTGACCAGCCAGCCTGACCCTCAGCGCGGTACGAAAATGGCAGCCTCACCTGACATGCTGAGCAAATGGGCGGCCTCGCTTCGGAATTGTGGACGTATTGCGCTGGTGGATGAATTACTGACGGCCCCGGCAGATGTTGAGCTGTATCTCGTACCTGACGTGAAGATGAATGTCTACTTTCGTCGCTGGCTGCACATCTGGCAGCACCTGCGAAATAACCCTGAATACCGGTTCGTCTGGTGTACTGATGGTACCGATGTCGAAATGCTTCGCGCGCCGTGGGAAGAAATGGAACCCGGGAAGGTGTATGTCGGTTCTGAACCGAAGACCTACGCCGACTCCTGGGCGAAACAGAATCATCCTGAGCGTATCTATCAGGAATTCATTGAAGCGCACCGCGGCGATGTGATGCTTAACGCTGGTCTGCTGGGGGGCACACGCGCTGATGTAATGGCGTTCGCTCACGGCATCATCCGTCTTTACTACCGGATCGAGAGTTATCGTTTCTGGAAGAAAGAACAGGCTGGCGCCGCGGTGGGTGACATGCTGGCGTTCAGTATTGTCGCGCAGTCATTCGCTGACAGGCTGGTCACCGGCCCTCTGGTACATACCGTTTTCAAAACTGATGGTATCGGTAAGGAGGCCGCATGGTGGAAACACAAGTGAAGTTTGTGGTTGTCGGCCACCACTCACGATATAAGCAGGCATTGTGCCTGGCTGAATCTCTCGGCGCCGTCCTGTTAATTGATAGCGGTGACAATGGAGCGAACTGGAATCATCGTCGCGCGCTTGAATGGGCCGCAGGGCAATCATGCCGGGTTGTTGTGCTTGAAGATGACGCGCTGCCCGTGCCTAGCTTTACTGAGTTAGTGTGCCAGTGGGCTGACCGCTTTCCTGAGGCGCTCTTGAGCTTTTATCTTGGCACTGGCCGACCACCCCAGTATCAGCAGCAAATAGCTGAGCGACTAATTATGGCTGACAAACACCGCAATGATTACGTAACGTTGCCGCGGCTGATTCACGGCGTCTGCTACAGCGTACCGCCTCAATCAATCAAGCATGTTCTGGCGCGATGGGATAGTAGCAAACCTGCTGATTATGCGGTGGGTGATGCATGGGGATGGAATGTTTTATATCCGTGTTACTCATTGGTAGACCATGCCGACGGTGAACCAGTAGAGCGTCACCCTGATGGTTCATCCCGGACTGAACGCCGCAGAGCCTGGAGGTTACATGGCTAGATTGAAGACATTGCAGCCCAGGCTGAAAGCTATCGACACCCGGCGAATAAAGCCAGTGTATGGTGAGAATCGACGCATTAGCGGCAGCGCAAGGGTAGGGCTGAAGCGGCGTATCTATGTCCGTGATGGCGGTCACTGCTGTATGTGCAATCGCGTAGTTGACCTGCATGACAGCGAACTGGATCACCGTGTGGCGTTACAGTTTGGCGGTGATAACGATGAGTCCAATCTGTGGACGCTTTGTATCGATTGTCACTCAGGCAAGTCAGCGCGTGAAGCCTCGACGGGCCAGCCAGATGAGGAAGCCATGAAGCATATCCTGACGACCAATGGCGACGATTCAATAACGATTATCTGAGGTGAGTATGGTGTGGTTGACGTTGATCTTCATTGTCGCTTTGGTGCTTCTTCTGATGAAACTGAGTGATGGTGCAAAGCCAACATGGATGCACTGTCGGGACAGAAGAATCAAATACGGAACGCCAAAGAAAATTGATTGCAGGCTACCAGGTGGAGGGTACCAGCCGGTGAAACCCGAAGGTGAAACTGACGAAGTCTTACCGCCACCCAAGAACCGATAGGGGGGGGGAGGGTTGGGTGTTAACCTCGATAGCCCTGGACACCGCCCCCCTCTCACGCACAGAAAAAATTCCCCTCTGGAGGGTATAAACATGTTAACAGCGCAGAAGCGGAAATTCGCTGTCGCGCTGATGTCCGGTATGTCTCAAAAGGATGCGGCAATAAAGGCGGGATATTCTGAGAAATCCGCACGGTCAAAGGGTTCGCAACTTGCAAAAGACCCGGAGGTCATCGCGTTTATTGGACGTAAAAAAAGGAAGTAATAGAAACAGACGACGTACCGACGTACCGTCGAAATGTTTACACCCCAGCGGTAAACACCCCCGAAAAAAATAAGGCTCCGGTAACACCGCCAGAGGCACCACCTGTTGCCGGGGCTTTTGATGATCCGCTCAAATTTCTTATGGCGGTAATGAACGATTCAACTGAAGAAATTGACGTCAGAAAGGATGCGGCGAAGGCCATGCTTCCCTATATCCACCCCAAAAAGGGGGAAACAGGGAAAAAAGATGCGCGACACGCTGCGGCAAAAGTGGCCGCTGGCGCCAGCAAGTTCGGTTCAATGGCACCACCAAAACTGGTTGTGAATAATAATAAGGGGTGATGTATGGCGCAGTGGTCTACAGCCTGTGCGGACTGGGAAGAGCGTCTGGTCGCGGGTGAGTCCATCATTCCTCCGCCCATTTTTCCTGACCAGGCGGCACAGGCACTGAGTATCTTTCGCGAACTGCGGGTTTCTGACCTGCCGGGCAAGCCTACATTCGGTGAGTGTTCTGAAGAATGGGTGTTCGATTTCGTAAAAGTCATCTTCGGCGGGTATGACGCAGAGACAGGAAATCAGCTGATTCGCGAATATGGACTTCTGATATCGAAGAAGAACACCAAATCGACAATTGCGGCGGGCATTATGCTGACCGCGCTTATCCTGTGCTGGCGAGAGGACGAAGAACACCTGATTCTGGCACCGACCAAAGAGGTAGCCGACAACAGCTTTAAACCAGCCGCCGGGATGATACGCGCTGATGAAGAACTCACCGACATGTTCCAGATACAGGATCATATCCGTACTATCACACACCGGGTGACGCGTAACACACTGAAAGTCGTGGCTGCTGATACGGATACGGTGTCCGGTAAAAAGTCCGGCCGGATTCTTGTCGACGAACTGTGGCTTTTTGGCAAGCGCGCTAATGCCGAAGCGATGTTTATGGAGGCGACGGGCGGACAGGTATCCCGTAATGAAGGGTGGGTTATCTACCTCACCACACAAAGCGATGAGCCGCCTGCTGGCGTATTCAAAGAACGCCTTGATTACTGGCGCGATGTGCGCGACGGAAAAATCAACGATCCCAAAACGCTGGGAATTCTCTATGAATTTCCGCAAAGCATGGTTGAAAGAAAGGCCTATCTCGACCAGGATAATTTCTACATTACCAATCCGAATATCGGGCTCTCGGTCAGCGCTGAATGGATAGTAGACCAGCTCCGTAAGAACCAGGCAAAAACCGATGGTACATTGCAGCAGTTCCTGGCTAAGCACCTCAATATTGAAATTGGACTAAACCTGCGAACCGATCGCTGGGCGGGCGTCGATTTCTGGGAGTTGCAGGCCCGGCGTGTCAGTTTTGAAGATTTACTACGGCGTTCAGAGGTGATCACCGTCGGGATAGACGGCGGTGGCCTTGATGATTTGCTGGGGGTTTCTGCGGTCGGGCGTGACGCTGAAACACGAGAATGGCTCTGCTGGTGCCATGCATGGGCACATGAGATAGCGATCCGACGGCGTAAAAGTGAAGAATCCCGCTTTCACGACTTCGTGAGAGCCGGTGACCTGACCATCGTGAAGTGCGTCGGACAGGATACGGAAGAGGTAGCCGAATACGTCAGTCGAATCTATGTTGCGGAGTTGCTCGACAAGATCGGCATTGACCCTTCCGGAGTCGGACAAATACTCGATGCGCTTATTGAGGCGGGAATTCCTGCTGATGCGGTGGTTGGTGTCAGCCAGGGCTGGCGCCTTGGCGGAGCGATTAAAACCACCGAGAGAAAGCTTGCCGAGGGCGTATTGATACATGGTGGTCAGCCGATGATGGCGTGGTGTGTCGGTAATGCGAGGGTTGAGCCGAAAGGCAACGCCATTCTTATAACCAAGCAGGCCAGCGGCAAGGGCAAGATTGATCCGCTGATGGCGCTGTTCAACGCAGTTTCTCTTATGGCCCTTAACCCTGAACCTGCGAAAAAAGATTACCAGGTATTTTTCGTATAACTAACACGTCAGTTAATGACCCGCACAGGCGGGTTTTTTCGTTTCTGGAGGACAGCAAATGAATAATCGCGCCTATAGCCTGATGCAGGTAAAGGCGGTCAATGAGGATTCTCGGGAGATTACCGGCATTGCCAGTACCCCTGAACCTGATCGCTATGGCGACATTGTAGACCCTGCCGGTGTGAAATTTACTCTTCCGTTACCTCTGCTGTGGCAACACTGGCATGACGAGCCAATAGGCCAGGTGACAGAAGCAAAAGTCACCGACACCGGCATCGAGATTAAAGCAAAGCTGGTAAAACCTGGTGCGGATATGCCATCGCAACTGGTCGCCAGGCTTGATGAAGCGTGGGCATCTATCAAAACGGGTCTTGTCCGCGGGCTTTCTATCGGCTTTAAGCCCATTGAGTACAGCTTTATTGACGATGGCGGCATCCGGTTTATTTCGTGGGAGTGGTACGAGCTTTCTGCTGTAACCGTTCCTGCCAACGGTGATTGCTCCATTCAGTCGGTTAAATCAATAGATCGCAAGTTTCTTGCCGCGTCCGGCAATAAGAAAACCGTCGTTAAATCATCCCTTTCAGCTGGCGCTACAGCAACCAATACCAAAAAAGGAACCAATTCGATGAATATCGCAGAACAAATCAAGAGCTTCGAAGCGAAGCGTGCAGCGCTGGCAGCCTCACTGAGCGACATCATGAGTAAAGCTGCTGATGAAGGCCGTACGCTTGACGCAGAAGAAACCGAAAGTTACGACAACACGTCTACCGAAATTAAGGCGGTTGATGAGCATCTGAAACGCCTGCGCGATATGGAAAGCAATATGGCATCGACCGCGAAACCGGTAGCAAAAGCCGCTAACGGCGAAGTCACTACCGTTAAGGCTGGTGCGCCAGGCATCATCCGCGTCGAACAGAAGCTGGAAAAGGGTATTGCCTTTGCCCGCTTTGCGAAAGCGCTGGCCGCCGCTAACGGCAGTCGTTCCGAAGCGCTGGAGATCGCCCGTAAACAGTATCCAGACGACGCCAAGCTTCATCATGTACTGAAAGCCGCCGTGGGCGCCGGTACTACCACCGATCCTCAGTGGGCAGGTGCGCTGGTTGAATATCAGGAATATGCACTGGATTTTGTTGAATTCCTCCGCCCGCAAACCATTATCGGCCGTTTCGGACAGGGTGGCATCCCGGCCCTGCGTCAGGTTCCGTTCAATATCCGTATCCCGGCGCAAACTTCCGGCGGCTCAGCGAACTGGGTCGGACAGGGCAAGGCCAAGCCACTGACCAAGTTCGACTTTGAGTCGATCACGTTCAGTTTTGCCAAAGTGGCGGCTATCGCGGTACTGACCGATGAGCTGATCCGTTTCTCCAATCCGGCAGCCGATGCGCTGGTGCGTAACGCCCTGGCTGAAGCGGTTATTGCCCGTCTGGATACGGACTTTATCAACCCTGCAAAAGCTGAAGTTGCTAACGTCTCTCCGGCCTCAGTAACCAACGGCATTGTGGCCGTTCCGTCTACCGGCGACCCGGATGCTGATGCTGAAGCGGCCTTCGCCCAGTTTGTTTCGAACAACCTGCAACCGACGGGCGGTGTGTGGATCATGTCCAGCACCAACGCGCTGGCGTTGTCCATGAAGAAAAACGCCCTGGGGCAGAAAATGTACCCGGAAATGACCCTGCTTGGCGGCACCTTCCAGGGCCTTCCGGCCATCGTTTCCCAGTACGCAGGCACTAACCTGACGCTGCTTAACGCACCGGATATCTACCTGGCTGATGATGGCGGCGTGGCGGTGGATATGTCGCGTGAAGCCTCTCTGGAAATGGAAAGCGAACCAACCGGCGACAGCATCACCCCAACCGGGACTGAACTGGTTTCCATGTTCCAGACCAACAGCGTGGCTATCCGTGCTGAACGCTGGATCAACTGGAAACGCCGCCGCACAGCTGCGGTAGCGGTTATTTCTGGTGTGAACTACAGCTCTAACCAGGGCAGCTAAACGGCGGAAGGAGGGCGGGGGAAACCCCGCCATAATGCATGGCAAAAATCAGATATCTGCAACGTACCCATGATTCGGTTCCGGGAGACGTAAAATCCGTGGACGATCGGTGCGCAAGGGTGCTGGTGCTGCTTGGCAGGGCCGAATATTTCACCGGCGCGCGTACTGGTGGCAAAAAGAACAAGCGAAAAGCGGAGAACGGCTAATGTGGAATCCTTTCCGGAGAAAACAGGGAAACGAAAAAGCCCTGCAGCAGCCTGTCAGCCGTGGCGGCTGGACGCCATTATTCGGTTTTATGCGTGAGCCATTCGCCGGGGCATGGCAGCGTAACCTTGAAATCAATCAGGACACCGTTCTTTCTTATTATGCTGTGTTCGCCTGCATCTCACTGATTGCGAGTGATATCGCCAAGATGCCGCCACGGCTGATGCGTCGTGACTCAAAAGGGGTCATGCAGGAGGTCAAAACAGGGGATGTTCCGGCACTGTACAAAAGGCCAAATGCCTTTCAGAACAGGATTCAGTTTTTTGAACACTGGCTGAACTCGAAGTTATGCCACGGAAATACGGTGGCGTTAAAAATACGCAATAACGCCGGAAAAATTACCGAACTCAGGCTGCTTGACTGGAACAAGGTTACTCCGCTGGTGGCGGATGATGGTTCTGTCTTCTACCAGATAAACCCTGACAATATGGCCGGAATTGAATCGTCGGTTACAGTCCCGGCGCGGGAAGTAATACACGATCGCTTCAACTGCCTTTTCCATCCGCTCATCGGTTTGTCTCCCATTTACGCTGCTGGTCTGGCGGCAATGCAGGGTCATCACATTCAGGAAAACTCGGCCTTTTTTTTCCGCAACGGCGGTAAGCCGAGCGGCGTGATTGAAGTGCCCGGTTCCCTGACTGAAGAGAACGCCAGAAAAATTAAAGACAACTGGGACTCCGGCTATTCCGGTGAGAATGCAGGAAAAACCGCCATTCTGAGCAATGGCGCGAAGTATAACCCGACAACGGTATCGGCCGTTGATGCGCAGACAGTTGAGCAGTTAAGCATGACGGCGCAGATCATTTGCTCTGTGTTTCATATCCCGGCTTATAAAGTCGGTATTGGCGATCTTCCCTCTCATGACAATATCGAGGCTCAGGATCAGCAGTATTACTCACAGTGTCTTCAGTCGCTCATTGAGTCGATAGAGCTGCTGCTGGATGAGGCCTTCGGGCTTGAAGGGGATTCCGGTACTGAATTTGATGTGAATGCGCTGCTGCGTATGGACAGCGAACGCCGTATCAAATCACTCGGCGAGGGTGTGAAAAATACCATTCTGACGCCAAATGAGGCGCGACGGAGTGAAAACCTTCCGCCCTTACCCGGTGGCGATGCACTGTATCTTCAGCAGCAGAACTTCAGTCTTGAAGCGCTGGCGCGGCGTGATGCTTCTGATGATCCGTTTGCCAAATCCGGCGCCGGCAGCCGTACCACATCTGACGATGCGAACGGGAAATCCATGTCGGAATCTGAACTGACAGCGGCAAAAGCCATGCTGAGAGGATTGTTAACCAAATGAATGAACGTGAACTTTCCCTTATCAGGGCTCTTGGGGAGGAATTTTCCCTTGCGCTTGGCGAGCTTCGTGAGTCTTTCAGAAAAAGCCTCAGTGACTATCAGCAGACAACGGAAGAGCACCTGACCAGGCTCTCTCTTGAGGTTGCGTCCCTGAAGGATACCCCGGCACCTGACTTTACCACGCTGCTGGCTGATGCAGTGGCATCCCTTCCGGTTCCTGAGGCTCCTGAATTGCCGGATATTGGCGCTATGGTCAGCGAGGCGGTGGTCGCCATGCCTGTACCGCAGGACGGTAAAAGCGTGACGGTGGAGGAGATTCGCCCTGTTCTGGAGGAACTGGTCAGCAAGGCAGTTGCTGAAATACCCGTGCCGAAAGACGGCAAAGACTACGATCCGGCGATACTCAGGCAGGCCGTTGACGATGCCGTCAGTGAAGCCGTAGCGGAAATTCCCGCACCGCAGGACGGTAAAAGCGTGACGGTGGAGGACGTCAGGCCGGTGTTGCAGGAACTCATTACGGCTGCGATGCCGGAAATTCCTGATGTTAAATCTCTCGTCAGCGAAGCGGTTGCCGATCTTCCCGCGCCGGAACCGGGTAAAAACGGTGAAGACGGTCGCGATGCCCTTGCGCTGGAATTATTGCCTTTTATTGATGAGTCAAAAAGTTATCCCCGTGGTTCCTATGCCACCCATAACGGCGGGCTCTGGCGGGCCTATGAGAAAACTCACGGCATGCGTGGCTGGGAATGCGTTGTTGATGGTATTGCTGGTGTTGAAGTCAGCATGGAAGGGATGCGCAACTTCACTGTCACCGTTAACCGCTCCAGTGGCGCCATTGAGAAAAAAGCTTTCGATGTGCCGGTTATGGTGTACCGGGGCGTATTCAAATCTGGCGATGAATATCTGCCTGGTGACACGGTGACGTGGGGCGGTTCTCTCTGGCACTGTGACGAACAGACACAGGATAAGCCAGGTGAAACAGGCTCTAAAGGCTGGACGCTGGCCGCCAAGCGCGGTCGTGATGGGAGGGATAAAACGTGATTGAGCTTGTCACTCTGAAGGAGATCAAGGAGCACCTGCACATTGATCATGATGCTGACGACGGACCGCTTAAGGAAAAAATACAGGAAGCCAGCTCGGTGTTACTGGCTTTTATACAGGGAAGCCGGGACAAGGTCGTTGATGAGACAGGAAAGTTAATAGAAGGTGAAGCGCTAAGCCGGATGAAGTCCGCCACGATGCGTCTGGTGGGCATGCTGTACCGAAACCCTGATCTGGCTGACAAGGAAGATTTACTTCATGGAGAGCTTCCATTTTCTGTGTCGTTTTTAATTCATGACCTCCGTTGCCCAACCATTGTCTGAGGCGAAAAAAAAATGGCGATCTCAGCAGGAAAGCTTATACAGGTTATTTCTATACAAAACCCTGTTTATAGTCGGAGTCCATCAGGCCAACCCATTGAAACATGGGAGGATAAAGGTTCTATTCGTGCGGATGTCAGGGGAAGAAGCGGACGGGAGAAAATGTTATCTGGCGCCGAAACTGCCCAGGCAGATATAAGAATATGGGTTAGGGGGAAGTCAGGGGCGAATATAACCGCCGCCTCCAGAGTCACAGTGTTAAGTGGGCCCTACAAAGGAAAAACCCTTAATGTTATCGGCCCTCCTATTCCAGATGAAAACGGGGATCGACTTGAGGTCTTGTGCAAACTGGGGGCTGAAAAGTGATTGATATTAATCTTGATTTTTCCGGGCTTGAAGACATTTCCCGCGATCTGGAATTGCTCAGCCGCGCTGAGAATAACAAGGTTCTGCGCGATGCCACTCGCGCCGGAGCCGAGGTGTTGAAAGAGGAAGTTGTTGCCAGAGCACCGGAGCGAACCGGGAAACTGAAAAAAAACGTTGTTGTGCTGACGTGACCTGCCCCCACGATTAGATACAACACTCAGTTAGTAACGTCGGAATCTTCATTCTCAGAATGACCCTTTCTCCAGCCCGCTGCAAATTCAGACGGTGTCTGATAATTCAGCGTGGAGTGCGGGCGGCATTCGTTATAATCCTGCCGCCAGTCATTAATAATTTTCCTGGCATGAACGATATCGCTGAACCAGTGCTCATTCAAACATTCATCGCGAAATCGTCCGTTAAAGCTCTCAATAAATCCGTTCTGCGTTGGCTTGCCCGGCTGGATTAAGCGCAACTCAACACCATGCTCAAAGGCCCATTGATCCAGTGCACGGCAAGTGAACTCCGGCCCCTGGTCAGTTCTTATCGTCGCCGGATAGCCTCGAAACAGTGCAATGCTGTCCAGAATACGCGTGACCTGAACGCCTGAAATCCCAAAGGCAACAGTGACCGTCAGGCATTCCTTTGTGAAATCATCGACGCAGGTAAGACACTTGATCCTGCGACCGGTGGAAAGTGCGTCCATGACGAAATCCATCGACCAGGTCAGATTGGGCGCCGCCGGACGGAGCAGCGGCAGACGTTCTGTTGCCAGCCCTTTACGACGTCTTCTGCGTTTTACGCCCAGGCCACTGAGGTGATAAAGCCGGTACACGCGCTTATGATTAACATGAAGCCCTTCACGGCGCAGCAACTGCCAAATACGACGGTAGCCAAAACGCCTGCGCTCCAGTGCCAGCTCAGTGATGCGCCCTGATAAATGCGCATCAGCAGCCGGACGGTGAGCCTCATAGCGGCAGGTCGACAGGGATAAACCTGTAAGCCTGCAGGCACGACGTTGCGACAGACCGGTCGCATCACACATCAACATCACGGCTTCCCGCTTCTGGTCTGTCGTCAGTACTTTCGCCCAAGAGCCACCTGAAGCGCCTCTTTATCCAGCATGGCTTCGGCAAGCAGCTTCTTGAGTCTGGCGTTCTCTTCCTCAAGCGACTTCAGGCGCTTAACTTCAGGCACCTCCATACCGCCATACTTCTTACGCCAGATGTAAAACGTGGCATCGGAAATGGCATGCTTGCGGCAGAGTTCACGGGCGGGTACCCCAGCTTCGGCTTCGCGGAGAATACTGATGATCTGTTCGTCGGAAAAACGCTTCTTCATGGGGATGTCCTCATGTGGCTTATGAAGACATTACTAACATCGGGGTGTACTAATCAACGGGGAGCAGGTCAGACGCAACGTTCACGGAGACGGGGAGAAATCTCTTCCGGCGTTCATATTCGTGGTCGAAATATGCGAACCGGAAACAGCGATAACTCGATGAAGTCCAGCGACAGACGAAATGCTTTCTACTGGCGATTTGTCGAGATAGGGACGATTAACATGCCGCCACATCCTTTTGTTCGTTCCGCTTTTGACACCAAAGAGGAACTGGCGGCACAGGTTGCTTTGAAACGAATGAATCAGGCTATCGATGAGGTATTGAGCAAATGACGGAAGATGACATTTCCCCTTTGCTGGAACATCTCGCCGGAGGGCAGGTTTATCCTTACGTTGCACCTTTAACCAGCAATGGGGAACCATCCCTTACGCCGCCGTGGGTGGTTTTTTCCATTATTTCTGACGTGTCCTCTGATGTTTTATGTGGGCAGGCTGAGTCCCGTGTTTCTGTCCAGATTGATGTTTATTCGCTGGATATTATAGAGGCACGCACCATTAGGGATATGGCATTGCAGGCTGTTATGCCTCTTAATCCAGCTAATGTATCCAAAATCCCTGGCTATGAACCAGAAAATCGTTATTACCGAGCCTCGCTAGAATTTCAGGTCGTCGCCTGATTCATCAGTAACCATACAGACCCGCTCCGGCGGGTTTCTTTTTATCCAGGAGACAGTTATGTCCTCACTTTATGAAAAATCTCAGGGCACAAAGATTCAGATTACCTCTGCCCCTGTAACGTCAGAGACTGTCGACGATGCAACCTTTCTTGACCTCCATTGCACGATCAAAGAAGTGCAATTTACTGGTGGGCAAAAGCAGGACATCGACGTTACGACTCTGTGCTCTACTGAGCAGGAAAACATCAATGGACTGGGCGCGCAGTCAGAAATTTCACTATCGGGTAATTTCTACTCCAACCCGGCGCAGGATGCTCTGCGTGAAGCATACGACAACGACACCACATACGGTTTCAAAATCATTTTCCCTTCTGGGATCGGCTTCCAGTTCCTGGCTGAAGTTCGCCAGCACACCTGGTCATCCGGTACAAACAGCGTTGTGGCTGCAACTTTCTCGCTGCGGCTGAAGGGAAAACCAACAAAAATTGATCCTGGCTCTTAAGGAGTAACCGATGAAATCAATCAAGGAACTTGCGCTGGCTAAAATGTCAGGATTTAGACATAAAATCATTCCTGTTCCAGAGTGGGGCGGGGTGAAAGTGGTCCTGCGTGAACCTTCTGGCGAAGGCTGGCTGCGTTGGCAGGAAATTGCAAAAGCCGGTACCGATGAAGAGGAAGTATCAGTATCTGAAAAGGCACACCGTAGCTTGTGTGCTGACGTTGCTCTGTTCATTGACGTGCTGTGTGATGCTGATAAGCAGCCGGTTTTCAGTCAGGAAGATGAAGAGCAGGTTCGTGAAATTTACGGCCCTGTTCATTCTCGCCTGCTGAAACAGGCACTTGATCTCATCACATCAGCGGAAGATGCAAAGGCAAAGTAGCCGCCCCCGGAGTAAGGTTTCTGATGGCGCTCGCGCTCCGGATGGGGCGCACGCTCTCGGAACTCAGGCAGAGCATGACGGCCAGCGAGTTGCTTATGTGGATCGAGTTCGACAGACAAAGTCCTGTTGGTGATATTCGCGCTGATATACAGGCTGCGCAAATTGTGTCTGCAATTTATGGTTCACAAGGTGGAAAGGTACCGCTGGACGATGCAATTTTGCGCTGGGGGAGTGATGAACAGAATGAAGGAAAGGACCCGTTTGCAAACCTTGAGGCTGCATTAACCGCAGTAACCCAGTGACATTATAATCATTCCACATTAATATTTATTGCCTTCTAAATATGGAATAGGGATATGAATAAATTACTTCTGGTTGTTGCTATCGCTCTATTATCTGGATGTTCTACGCAGCCCGTTTCTACAGAACAAGCAAGAAGTGTTTCTGCTGACAGAATTTGGGATAAAAAAATCGTTAAAAATTCTGCTGATACCGGGACAGTTATCGTCAAAAGAGATTCCGGACTAATGGGTAGTGCGTGCCTTATCAGTATTTATATTGATGGCAATCCAATTGCAGATATTGATTCAAGGGAAAAAGTGATCTTCTACCCAAATCCAGGTCGGCATGTTTTAAGTGCAACACCTCATGGCTGGTGTGCTGGTGGCATGGTTGAGGTGGGGGCTGAAGTAGTAAAAGATAAGGTACTAATATACCGGGTTGGATACGGGGCTAACGGCGATTTCAGATTCTCACCTACAGCTTTTTAAGTAAACTCTCGAATTAAAGACACCCGCCTAAAAAGGCGGGTTTTTTATTGGGTGAAATATGGCGACTCTCCGCGAACTTATTATTAAAATTTCGGCTAACTCTCAGTCTTTCCAGACGGAGATCGCGCGGGCATCTCGTACGGGGCAGGATTATTACCGCACTATGCAGAATGGCGGTCGCCAGGCTGCGGCAGCATCGAGAGAGACACAGAAGGCGCTTGCCGAGGTAACCAGTCAACTTAATACAGCAAAAGCCTCTGCAATGGGTCTGGCTGGTGCTTTTGCAGGCGCATATGCCACTGGCCACCTGATTTCTCTGGCGGATGAATGGAGTTCAGTTAATGCCAGGTTAAAGCAAGCATCGCAATCGACTGATGATTTTAAAGAATCACAGCGTGCACTGATGGATATCAGCCAGCGAACCGGCACTGCATTTTCAGATAACGCCAGCCTGTTTGCTCGTTCGGCGGCTTCTATGCGTGAATATGGTTACAGTTCAGAAGCGGTTCTGAAAGTAACCGAAGCTATTTCAACAGGACTTAAGCTATCTGGTGCCAGCACATCTGAAGCCAGTTCAGTAATCACCCAGTTCAGCCAGGCGCTGGCGCAAGGCGTCCTCCGTGGAGAAGAGTTTAACTCTGTCAATGAAAATGGCGATCGTGTAATACGTGCCCTTGCCTCCGGGATGGGAGTAGCCAGGAAAGACCTTAAAGCGATGGCTGATCAGGGGCAATTAACCGCTGATAAGGTGGTGCCTGCTCTAATCAGCCAGCTTGGATCACTTCGCGAAGAATACAGTGCTATGCCGCAGACAGTGGCGGCAGCATCAACAAAAATTGAAAATGCCTTCATGGCATGGGTTGGCGGTGCGAATGAAGCGACCGGTGCGACAAGCGCACTGACCGGTGTTCTCAATACCATTTCAGATAATATTAACACCGTAGCTGCTGCCGCTGGTGCTCTGGCCGCTATTGGCGGGGCAAGGTATCTTGGTGGTATGTTCGGTGATCTCAGTGGGCAAACAGCACAACTGATCGATGTACGTAAAAATGAGATTGCGCTGGCTGCCGCCCGCGCCAGTTCAGCAACACAGTCTCAGCGAAAAGCCGCAGCAGATGCAATTGCAGCAGAACGATCTTACCAACTGGCCCAGACAGAGCTTGAACTTGCACGTAACACCAATGCAGAGGCAACAGCAACGCAGAACGCTATTGCGAAAAGACGGGCGATGATCACGGCAAATGCCGCGCTGGTTCAGTCTAACCGTGCTGTTACTGCATCACAGCAGGCTCTTAACTCTGCGACCTCTGTGATGGGACTTGTCAAAAGTGGAGCAACAGGGCTGCTTTCACTGGTTGGTGGTCTACCTGGATTACTGATGCTGGGCGCTGGTGCCTGGTACACCATGTACCAGAATCAGGAACAGGCCCGACAATCTGCCCGCGAATATGCAAACCAGATTGACGAGATCAAAGAGAAGACATCGAAAATGTCTCTTCCTGAGTTGGACAGCAACCGTAGTCAGACTGTCGCCGCACTGGAAGAACAAAAAAGGTTGATTACAGAACAGGAAAAAAGTGTAACCAGCCTGAACCGCCGGATTAATGAACTCAATGAAGCGAGAAATAAGCCGGGAATAACTCAAGAAAACGACCTCAATATTCTTAAGTCAATTTCAATACTGACTGATCAAATTTCTGTTGAGGAAGAAAAACTTGCTCAACTTAGAGAAAAATCTCGATCGGTATCGCAAGCTCTTGAGGAAAACGAAAGGCGGCGTAATGACCTGATTAAAGAGCGAGCCTGGCGTCAAAATGCTGAGTATCAGTCTCTGGTAAACATGAATGGCCAGCATACTGAATTCAACAGGCTACTGGGGCTTGGTAATGATCTTCTTCGTGCGAGACAGGGACTTGCCAACATTCCTCTACGTATACCTCAGGCCGATCTGACCAGCAAGCAGACTGATGCACTGGCGAAGAGTCGCCGCGAACTGGAGCTGTCACGGTTACAGGGAGAGGCGAAAGAGCGGGCGCGACTCGGATACGCCGCTGACGATCTCGGGCTTACAAATGATCCTCAGTATCAGACAAACAGACAGGAGTTGATAAACAACGGCCTGGCGGAATGGAGAAATAATCAGGCTAATAAGCCGAAAGCTAAAGGTGGGAAAACAGAAACTGAAAAAACGGCGGATACTTACGACAAGCTGATTAAACAGCAGAAAGAGCAAATCGCTCTGGCTGGGCAAAATACCGAACTGGCTAAACTGAAATATCAGGTAAGCCAGGGGGAGCTTGCTACGCTGACCGAAACGCAGAAACAAACTCTTTTGCAAAATGCAGCACTTATCGACCAGCAGAAGATTCGTGAACAACTGGCAGCATATGAAGCAAACCTCGCTGATGCCAACGCCAGTGCGCGATCTTCTAATCAGGCAGAGCTGACAGGGTATGGGCAGGGAAGCCGTATCCGCGAGCGAATGCAGGAAATGCTGCGCATACGAGAGGAATTTCAGCAGAAGAACGTTGATCTACAGCGGCAATATCAATCTGGAGATATTTCCGAGGACCTCTACCGTCAGGAACTGGCGCTGAATAAGCGCTATCTCGATGAACGTCTTCGCGATCAGGAAGCTTATTACACTGCCTCTGATGCCCAGCGCAGCAACTGGACCGCTGGCATGCGTGAAGGATTCGCTAACTGGGCTGATACTGCTTCGGATTACGCTTCGCAGTCTGCTGATCTGGTTAATAACTCCATGTCTGGGCTGGTCGGTAATATTTCTGATGCTCTGGCCGGTAATAAAGTCGACTGGGAAGACTGGGCCAATTCGGTGCTTCAGTCTATGCAGAAAATCATTCTGAACGCGATGCTGGTGGATTCCCTGCGGTCGGCCAGTAATAGCGGTTTTTTCAGTTCTATTGGCGGAATGTTTGGTGCGTCTGGGGCTGGTGGAAGTACACCCTCAGGCGCTTATAACTCTGCTGCGTCTGGTATTAAGTTGAATGCCAAAGGAGGTGCCTATGCTTCTGAAAGTCTCAGTGCTTACAGCAACAGCATTGTGAGGACACCAACTTATTTTGCTTTCGCAAAGGGCGCGGGGCTGATGGGAGAAGCTGGGCCAGAAGCGATTATGCCGCTGACGCGTTCTGCCGATGGTTCTCTGGGGGTCCGTATGGTTGGGGCACAGCCCGCATCTGGTGGGAATGGGGATATAAATATTACCCAGCACTTTTCCATCTCCGGTAACGGAGATGCGGCACTGAAACAGGCTATGCAGGAAGCCGCCCGTCAGGGGGCGAATGATGGCGCTAAGCAGGCGCGTCAGGATTTGCTTCAGGACTTTTCCAATCGTGGCCAAGCTCGTCGTTTGTTAGGCGTGTGATGTCCAACATTTTCTATTTAAATTGCCGAAAGGCGGGAGATAGTTATGGCTTTAGAGAAACGTGTTGAAGCGCTGGAAAAGTCGCTTTTGCGTATGCGTCAGGCCAACAATGAGATTAACTGCGCGATTGATGAACTCAGTGCTTCTGTTCGACAGCAACTGAAAGTTAATGATAAGGGACTTCAGGAGCAGGGCGACAAAGTTACATTAGCAGATGGCGGTATTACTGTTCATCTTAAAGGGGGAGGGTTTATTGTTATTAACTGTTTTAGTGCCCCTGTAAGCGAATCAGATAAATTACGCCAGGCAATGGAGAAAGCCGCTACTGCTGGTGCGGAGGCGGCTATGAAACAAATACATCAAGACTTTATTTTTCGTGGACCACTACGCCGATTACTTGGCTTAGGCTGAATATAATCCATTGAGGTACTGATTAACTTCTTTTTCAAGATCCACGAGAGTGCGACTCTTCGCATCCTTAATGTATATATGATTGGTGATGCTTTCTCCGTGCTCACCATAAACGGTAAATCTGACATTTGGAGCCCCGGCTTCTGGTTCGTAATCACCTGGCATTCCAATGTGTAGCAGTTGCACTTTAGACAGGTAAAACTTCATTTTATTTCCTTATCCAGAGGTAATCAGCTATCCCTCCTTAATCTGAGTGCGTCAGTGTCCCACCACTGACGGGCTGAGCATCAACCATAGCCAGGTATGTAAACCATTAACATCCTGATAAACGATCAGTATCCGCCTCGTGCGTATTCCTCCAGGAGAGAGATTTATGGCTGCACTTGAATGGCCGGATGATATCTGTCCGGCGTCTTTAACGTGGCGACCTGAAAGCAACACCAAAACCTTTCGTTCCCCCTTCAATGGATCATCACAAACCGCACGCTTCCCCGGTACTCGCTGGGTATGTTCCCTGACTTTTAATAACCTTACTGACGAAAAATCCAGGCGTATTGATGCCCTGGTGGCTTCCCTTGATGGCGAATATGGAAGGGTAAAAGTCCGTGACTGGGGGAGAAGTGGCAGAGCACCTGCTGGTGCGCCCGTTGTTGATGGCGCTAATCAGACAGGAATCCAGCTTCAGAGTAAGGGCTGGACGCCGGGAACAGTTGTGCTCAGACAGGGCGATTATTTCACTGTTAACGATGAACTGAAGATGGTTACAGCCGACGTGACGAGCGCGGCGAACGGTACCGCAATAATTGTATTTGCCCCGATGATGCGCAGCTCGCCACCTGCTAATGCTGCCATTGAAGTTGCGAAACCCTACGGTATTTTCAAACTGAAGGATAACCAGCAGGGCGCCGGTAACCGTGTGCCGGGTGTTTTTACCAGTTATACCCTGGAGCTTGAGGAGGCATTTTAATGCTGTATTCCCCCTTTTCTGATTCGATGGTGGACTGGTTATCCCGCGACAGGGTGACGGTAGCGATCGCCGCCAATATTCAGTTTGAATCCGGCACCGTCTATGTGCATTCCGGTACCGGGACGATCGTACTGGGTGGCTACGTCTATTACGGCATGGGACGCATGGGCTCGATTGATGATGCCACTGAGACGAACACGACCAGCCCGACGCAAGTGAAGATGACGCTTTCCGGGCTTGACCTGTCACTGTTCGCCAAAACACTGAATGAACGTTGTGTTGGTCGCAATGCTGAAATCTACCTGGTTGCGATGAATGACAATGGCGCGGTGCAGGTTGCCGATCTTCTGTTTAAAGGGAAAGTATCGGGTACCGGGGGCACTGCCGGAGAGACCAACGCTCTTCAGTACACCATCAGTAATATTTTTGAAGACTGGCAGCGCCCGTTCCCGGATCGCTATACCGATGAATCACAACAGGCCTCTTATTCTGGTGACCGCATATTTCGCTATGTGGCGCAGATGGCTGAGCGTTCCATTTTCTGGGGCAACAAAAAGGATGCGCCTGGGTTTACTTATAAGTGAGGAAGCATGAAGCACCCTGACTGGCAAAACAGACTAAATGCAGTGATGAAGGCCGCTATTGAGCGGCCTTTTTCATGGGGCAAACATGACTGTTGCCTGTTTGCGGCAGACTGCGCTCAGGCCATGTGTGGCGATGACTATGCGGCAGACTGGCGTGGAACTTATGACAGTGAAACCGGCGCAAAGAAAGCGATTCTTACAGGTGGCGGGACGCTGGAAAAAGTGATCGGCAAATACCTTGACGAGGTTCCGGTGAAACTGGCTCAGCGTGGGGACATTGCCATTGTCGAGAACGGCGGGGCGAAGTGCGCTGGCGTGGTGTATTCCGGCTCGGTCTGGGTGCCGGGTGAAAATGGTCTGGTGAGCTTACGGGTTAAACCGCTGAGTGTCTGGAGGATTCGTTAATGCCTGCTGCTATTCCTGTCATTGCGACCGTTGCAGCAGGTGCTGCTGCTTCATATCAGTATTACGGGATCGCAATGGCGATCACCGTCGCTGCCCAGATCGCAACTCAGGCTCTCACCAAAAAACCATCCATCGATTCATACCGTGACACATCAGAACGTAAACAGGTTCTTCGTGCCGCTGCCAGCGCGAAAACTGTTGTTTATGGACGTACCACTGCCGCCGGTACGTTGTTCTTTTCAGAAGAACAGCCCGGCCAGCAGGATGATGGTGAAATGTTGCACCTGGCCGTTGCTCTCGCAGGGCATTCATTATCCAGCATCGGAACGGTCTGGCTCGGCGATGAACCCATCAGCAGTTATCCCGAGCATGCTTCATTCCAGTTACACACGAACCGGCAGACTGCAGATCCGTTCATGCTGGCGAACTGCCCGTCATGGAAAAATGACATGATCGGCAAGGGGATCACATGGCTTCGTGTCTCCCTGAAATTCAGCGCAGAGAAATTCCCTTCCGGTATTCCCAATATCAAAGTAGAGAAGTTTGGGCGCGTCGTATACGACCCGAGAACAGGCCTGACCGGATACAGTAACAATGCGGCGCTGGTTATCCTGGACTATTACCGCAACTACCTGAAGGTTCCTGATTCAGACATCAACTGGGATCAGTTTCAGGAAGCCGCCAACATCTGCGATGAGGATGTGATCACCGGCGGTAATACTGTCGAAAGACGCTACACGATCAATGGCGAGTTTGACCTCAGCGAAAACAAGGTGAGCATTCTGGAGGGGATGCTTGCGGCCTGTGCGGGTGACGTGACCTATATTGCCGGCAAGCATGGTTTGCTGGTTGGCGCGTATTATGGCCCGGCAACGGAAGTGATCACCGAAAGCCAGCTGGCCGGTGATATAGAAATCATGCCGGAAGTCTCCCAGTCGGAGCGTGTTAACACTATCAAGGGAACATTCGTCGATCCGCAACAGGGATTTACTGAAGCTGATTTCCCATCCGTATCGGTAAGCGAGTGGGTGGCGGAGGACGGCGTCGAAATCTCGCAGGATATGAAACTGCGATTTGTGACGAGTGAGTTTCAGGCGCAGCGCCTGGCTGATGTGAAGTTAAAGCGTACCCGTATTGCCAGAACGATGAACGTTACGCTGAATCTCAGCGGCTACCGATATCGTCCCGGAATGTATGTGAAGGTCAATTTCCCGTCTATTGGCATCGTGAACGTTGAGATGCGGGTGACGGACTGGAAATTTGGTGTGCAGAACGGCGTGCAACTGACACTGAAACAGGAAACGGCTGATGTATGGGGTGATGCTGTCGGTAAGCCTATTGAGCGTCCTCCATTCACTCAGTTACCGTCCGGTGGTGTTGCCCAGCCGCAGAACATGAAGTACACCGTTGAAGAAATCGGCCAGGTGGTCCAGGGGATACTGTCCTGGGAAAATATCGGGCAGGTTGTCTATAACAAAGTCGTCATTCGTCGAAATGGCCAGATGGTGCTTTCTGCTCAGGTGCCGGGGTCTTTCACTCGTCTGACTGGGTTGCCAAGGAATACCTACACGGCGCATGTTTCAGCGGTGAATCAGATGGGGGCTGAATCGCCTGAAGCTTATCTTGAGTTCAGTGTTGAAGCGCCGCCGCCGCCCTCGCATGTTGATATTGAGCAGGGGTTCTTTGCAGTGACAATGATCCCCCGTCTTGCTGCGATCACTAACGTTTCCACCCAGTTCGACTTCTGGACATCAGGTGAGACGAAGCTTCCGGGAACCTCAACTGAGATCGTTGAGGGCAACGCCAGCAGAGAGGGGATGGGGACCACATGGACCAGCAATCAGTTGCAGGTCGGGCATACCTATTACTGGTATATCAGGACCATTAACGCATTCGGCGCTTCTGCATTTATCGAAGTTCCTGCTCTGTGCTCAATGGATACAGGAAGCCTGATCGACCTCATTGATGATTCTGTTCAGAATTCTGAAGCATTCCAGAACGTTAAAGGCGGGGTTGATACAAACCTTGAAGGCATAATGGAAAATGCCCTCGCCAATCACGGCACGGTCCAGCGGCAGTTTGAGCAGTATGGTGAAGTGAAAGCCGAAGTCATGACGGTGACCACCACGGTTGCAAATCTTGATGGCGCATTCGCTGAACTCGCTGATTATGTACAGGCGCAGATCGGGCCTGATGGTGAACTGATGGCGGCTGTAAATCAGAAATTAACAGCCGAAGTGAAAAACGATGGCACTGCGAAAGCGTCGTACACACTGAACCTTGGGATTGTCAGAAACGGTGTGAAATATAACACCGGGTTTGGCATGTCCATTGAGCCATCGGGCAGCACATATAAATCCACAGTGGTTTTTGCTGCTGATCAGTTCGGCATTTATTCTGGTAGTGATCCTGGAAATTACACCGCCGCTTTCTTTGTCTATAACGGGCAGGTATTTATCCGCGATGCGCTTATTCAGGATGCCAGTATTACCAACGCCAAAATTGCCAGCTATATCCGATCTAATAATTTTCTCGCCGGAACACGTGGCTGGAATATTGATAAGAGTGGCGACTGTGAATTCCATGGAAAACTGTATGCGACCAGCGGCCAGTTTGCATTTAACGGTGTGAATAATACGGTCGTTATTAACGGCAATGGAATTACTGTCAATCTGTCTGGCGGTGGGCGAGTTGTTGTCGGTAAATGGTAGGTGAATTATGCCAGAAGGTATTCTGATTGATTATAACGATGGTCGCCCGGTGATGGCGATTACAGCGGGGCTTCGTGCCCCGTCTTTTTGCACGAACTTTGCCGGGCGCGGTACGGCCGGTAATCAAATGACAATAAGCACCCCGCTAACGGCGGGATCACAGGTTATCGTCGTCCCTACGGTGCCCGCCGAGATGCAATACATCATCGACAACCAGGTCGAAGTAAACGTGCCGGTGTCGATGGCGTCCGTTGTGCGTAATGGCAATACCGGCGTTACCATCAACGGCGGGACGCAGTTCGGCTACAATCTTACCCCTTATGACTGGCGCGGCACTGTTCTTGAGATATTGCCCGCTGGAACTTATAACACCGGCCTGCTGGTGGCTGACGCTACCGATTTCACCGCTATATCGAATAACGCTAAATTAATGACATGCGCCTGGGTTGGGCAGTGGGTTGTGAATGGGTCTCGTGCCCTTCCTGTTAGCGGAATACCCTTCGCCCGCTGGGATAACGGCGGTGTATCAGTAGGATTTGACGGCACCAATATTATCGTGCGGGATACTAATTACACCGGGTCTGATGACGTCACAGGGAGCGTTACATTAGACCTGGTAATATTCAATAATACCGCTCCGGTTGGGGGGGACGGTATCACCATGACCAACTCAGCGGGGCAGGTGACATTTTCCACACTCAAGCGCCCGTTTGTTTACGAACGCCTTCTTACCGTGTCAGACAGTAACCAGTCCGTAGGAACCAGTTTTACGCAATTATGTTTTGTCGGGTCAAATAGTCGCAAGATTGGTGACTACGATAATGTCCGCTTTAAGGGAATGATTCGGTCAGGGAGTAATATCCGCGCCGGGCTTAGTCGGGTTGTTGGTAATTATTACAACCAGGGGTTTAACAATAATTTTAACCAGAACATCGCAATGCCGATCCTTGTCCTTCCCCCCATGTATTGAGGAAATAATATGTCAGCAGGAACATTAACCCTGACCAATAATAATTCCGCTGTCACAGGCAGTGGTACTACGTTCACAACAGACCTGAGTGCTGGTGATTTCATCATGATCACCGTTGGCGGGGTGCCTTACACACTGGCAGTAAGAGCAGTTAACAGCAACACGTCTGTATCTCTCGTCAGTAATTATACGGGTCCTACTCTTTCCGGCGCAGCCTGGAATGCGGTTCCCCGCGTCACCCTTAACATGGTCACAGCAGCGCTGGTAGCGCAGAGCACTGAAGCGCTGCGTGGACTCAACTATGACAAGCAGAACTGGCAGCAGTTTTTCACTGCTAATGGTGATGTAACCATTACGCTTCCAGACACCAGTCAGACCACGGGTCCATCAGCAAAGAAACTTATCAACAGTGTTGCCGATAAGGCAAGCAAAGGCGCAAACAGTGACATCACCAGTATTACCGGACTGACAACGGCACTTGGCGTTGACCAGGGCGGTACTGGATCAACTACTGCCGCCGGCGCTCGCTCAAAGCTCGAATTAAAGTCCGCCGCTGTTTATGATGTGATCGGCAACGTGGCGAGCAACACTGCAATTATTGAACAGGGTACAGGCTCACAGGGTCAATACATCAAATTTGCCGACGGCACATTAATCTGTCAGTTTAACCGCGGAAGTATTGATGTTGCCTCATCAGCCAGAACCGAAGGTTCTATATCATTTTTTTGGATGGCCTATCCATGGGTTTTTCCTGCTGCGTTTATTAATACAAATATCGCTGTATCTGTCGCAGCGACTGCATGGGGTTCTGCTGGCGGGTCTGGTACATCCGCAGTTATGACAGGCTCATCCATTCAGGATCTGAGTACCACATCATTCACTGCGCGAGTTTATTCCCCTGCCAGCTTTGCTTCTTTGAGCCCATTAACGTTACTCGCAGTAGGAAAATGGAAATGAATTTTAACATTACCCTTATCCCTCAACGCCGTGATGACATGCTTTCTCTGTCGTGTAATGGTCCGGTGCTTGTAATTAACGGAGAAGCGTTTGATTTCAGCCCCATGTCACCCGGCGACGAATTGCCGTTTACCGCTGTTGGTTGTGATTTTTTTGTCGGCAGAATTACCTGCGATGAGAATGGCGACATACATGCAGCGATGGTATATCCCTGCGGCGATGGCGAACAACAGTATGATCTGAAGATGGAAACTGGACGCGTATATAACTTTGGTGAGGTCGCCGTTAATGATTGACTGGACGAAGCTCAAAAAAGCAGATGAGGTTGCTGAGGAAGCCTGGCAGCAGCAATATGATGCTGTGGCCAGCCAGAGACTGGGCGCGTACCGCGCCGAGTCAGATCATCTAAAAACTGAGGCAGATTATGACGCAACTATTGCGGGAAAACCGCCAGATTACAGTGTATGGATAGCGAAAGTGAAAGAAATCAAATCCCGCTATCCCATTCCAGATAAACAGTCAGGTTCCTGAACCATCGAGGCGACGTGTACGGCGCGGGGTGATTGCCCAGCAGATCCGCAACATTGATCCGTGCTACGTCAAGGAAGTGCACAACGGTGACGAAGTAAACCTGGTGCTGGACAGCAACCCGTTATTGCTGGATGCCATTTCCGCCGTTAAGGTTCTGGCGCGGCAGGTGGAAGAGTTGCAGGCCGAATTAAAGACGCTGAAAGGCGAGTAAAAGAAGGGGGCCATTAGGCTCCTTTTTTTGTTCAGCTTCCAGTCAGTGAGCTCTGAGTTTAAAAATCAGCAAGATACTCAGTGTTAAATATTGATAGTTTCCGCCTGTATTAAACTGTGTCGAACCGGGCATGATAGTCCATTTCGGCATACTAAAACCTGTAATGTTTGCGTATCCGAAGGCTGGTAATCATTATAAAAATTTAGCTCAATTTAGGTAACTAGTGGATATCGTCTATCAGTCTGTAGTAAACAATATAGAAGGATTTTCTTGCGTAAAATGAGGGGAGAGGGATTTGCTTACGTTTTATGAGATTGCATCAATCAACCATAGATTACTGGATATCAGTGATACATGGGCCGATTTGTGGGTGTGCCTTCACTATTTACCAGTTGGTATCGGAAGGGTAAGAATGCTTCGCTATACTAACTTGGTTGGTAGTAATTTGACCTTTGAGCAAAGAGGAAGATTGAAGGAAATAAATATAATAGCTCCTTCGCCGGTTCGAAACATAATTTTACGCAGAAGGGAAATTTATCCTGATGATGTTTATGTTTTCCAGAGTCATTCTAATCGAGTTAAAGCAGAGGAAAAACCCGTGACAGTTGTTGCATTTAACCGGGCGCTTAAGCTCGCCTCTTCGGGGGTTACGACAAAGAATGTCACCAGTAAATGCGCCTGAAAAAAGTTGCCGTTGTTCGTCGTATGCAGGAACGGACGGCGGCTGGCGATCGTTCGATAGTGCGGGTATTGAATGATTGCCAGCCGGCGCAGAGTCTACATGACGATTAACGAACAAACCAGTCATCCGCATTTTCCCAGGCATCCTGCAATGTTTCCTGTACAAATGCTTTAGCATCTTCTTTATCGCTGGTTCGGAGTACTGATAATCCGTCGTTGCTGGCTGATTTAACGATGACCTCTACGTCGTCATAACGTTTACTGACCCGGCGTGTCATTTCCTGCTTTAATGCTTCTACAGATCCCTTCGGCATTTTGCTGATTTTCTCTTTTGCAATACTGATTTCGATACGCAT